TCAGACGGTGCGCGGGGTGTCAAAACCAAGGCGGCGGCGAAAGCTGCGGATGATCTGCAAACGGCTAACGAGGTGCAAAATGATAACGCTGCGAAATCTGGCGATGCTGTGCGCGATGATCTGGCTAAGTGGATGCGTGACAAGTGACCCTTGCGGATGGGCTAACCCTATCCGGCCAAGCGTTGCGGACGTGCTGACCGAGGGGACGGCGCGGCAGTTGCTCAATCACAACCAAATTGGCGCGAAAGTATGTGGGTGGAAGCCGTAGCCATTGCCTAATCGGTGGGGGCTTTTTGCGTTTGGTCAACTTGTAACGCTGGCTTACAGGTTGGTTCATTGGCTCCCCCCTGTTGGTGGCGGGGTGGATTGCGCCATTTCGCGTTCCATGGCTTCACAGCGGTCTAAAAACTCCCCAGCATGTTTTAACGCATCGGCGCGGGTAGCCCCGTGATACGTGAACGGGTACCCATGCAGCTTTGCCCGATACTCGCCGTCAATTTGCAATATCGTAAGCGTGTCACGCTTCGCCATATCACTCCCCCCCGATCATATCGCCAAGCACAGACTGGCCCCACCATGCGGCGTCACGGTGGGACTGGGCGGCGGCTTGGGCGGCGGCACGGTCTGGAAAGTGGCCGATATAAGCCCCGCCACCAGTCACGCCCTTAACCAGACGCCAATATTTACCGTCTAGCGCAACCTCATAGCGGCAATCCACATCGTGGGCGCTACCGTCTGAAGGGTATTCCCATTCCAATTGCTTCGGCCCTACCAGCGCCATAACGGCGGCGGCACCTGCGCGGGCGTAATCCGCGTGCGTCACGTCAATGTCATGCACGTCATCCATCGCAGCATCAATAGCCTCGGCCAGCGCGGCCTTGATCTTATCATTCATGGCTTAGTCTCCTTGAGTTGGGCGATGGCGGCGCGGGCCTTCTTTGAGGCCGCAGTATACGGCGCTCTTGCTTCATCACAGCAAAGTTCATCCCAGTAGTCAGCGGCATCTCGCAGCAACATATCGGCTACTTCCAAAGCATTCACCAGCGCATACACCCGTGGGTCTGCCATGATCTGCGCGGGGGTCGGTGGCAGGTCGTCGCGGCGGTATTTGGTGTCGCCGCATGTAATAAATTTACCCTTTGGCTTCAAGTCGGAAGCAAACATATAAATCGTTTCCGGTGCATCACTCATCACAATCTCCAATCATTGGCAGCAGTCTGGCGGTCCAATAGCTGATCAGCACAGCGACCAGCAAAAGCGGCGGATAGGGCGGTCATGTGCGTGGCCCTGCGATTGCGCGGCATTCCCAGCAAGGCCCGCCTGTTTCATGCGGGTATCCACAAGCGCACCACTTGCCGTGTGGTATAGCCGTCACCTGCGCGGGTTCGGCTGGGACTGCGGGGGCTTGGGTGCGTAGGCCGCGGATTGCCTCATATGCGTCACTGAAGAAATCCCAACTAGCTACACCTGACCCATGCAGATATACGTGTGCGGCGTCATTTAGCGCATCATTCCTCACCTCGGCCATCTGCGCCACAATCGCCGCATAGTCCTCATACTTCACCCATTCGCCTTGCCCCATAGGTTCCATGTGCGGGCATCCGGCGATAGGGGCGGGGGTGTATCGCGTTGGTTTTATCATTGGTCAAATCCTTCAATGTGCGGGTTAGCAATTGCATCAACCGCGCGTGCATATGCGTGATTTGCGACAATCGCGGCCAAGACCATGCCGATTGCGAAACACAGTGCCGCGAGGATGTAGCGGGCGCGGGCGGGGCGCTTCGGCAGGTTGCCACCGGTGCGCAAGTTTGGCTGTGTCATGCGGTTGCTCCAAAATATGCGATGATTGCAATGATGATGGGTGAGGCGATAATGGTCGCCCAAATGATGCGTGTGGCCCATAGTTCGAGGCGGGTTGGTGTGTCGTTCATTTGTTATCCTTTCCGGTTCGTTCCTGCAATCGGCGGGCGGCGGCGGCTATTAGGGCTTGTGCGGCGGGGGTCATGGCTTGGCGTCCTGATCAATCGGCGCGGCGAGAAGGTTCTTCGATATGGCCGCAACCGTTGCAGTGAGTGGCGTCACGTATTCGTCTGAAATGTTGTCGGCGCGGGCTTTGTCAACGCACTCGGCCACGCGATCAAGGTGGGCTTGCAGGCGGGCATTTTCAAGCGCGGGCAATGATGCAACGATAGCCTCGGCTGCGTCCAGTGCTGCCTCTGGTGTATCACCCTTGGCTGTTCCGTAGTTGTGTCGCCCATTATTTTGGTAATCAGTAGCTATCCTGATGATGCAACAGTCATCTTTGACGCATAGGTCCAGCCCGCCCCATTGGGTTTGCTTGCCTGTTTTATCCAAAAGCGCATCGTTAAGCGCATAAAGCCGCTTGCTGATTTCTTTAGCGTTCATATCAGTCACCTCTTTCAGTCATCCATTCTGTCAGCCCCATGTGGTGGCCGCGCAGTGCTGTTGTGTCAATCGGCATCGGGTTGGTGCGGGCTACGGCGGCGCGTGTCGCTTCATATTCCGCATCATCTCGCGCTTGTTTCGCCAGCCGTTTGCGTTCGTCGCTTTCGGCAAACGTGGCTTCATGCGCCTGCGCCTGCCGAATATATGCGTCTTGGGCGTAGCTCATTTTGGCATCCATCCGTTGCGTTTTCATGCCTAACAGTTACAAGCTATTTTCGCGCTATGCAAGCAATAAAAAGGCTTGCGCCCGATTTTGTTTTACGCCATATTCTCCCTATGGAAAACAAAACACAAATCACAGCTAAGTCTATCATCGACACCATCGGCAAGCCACGCATCAAGGCAGCTATGGGCGTCACGGATAGCCAGATCAATCGCCACCGTCTCAACGGCATCCTGCCCGCGTCATGGTTCGATTTCTGCGAAAAGGCTTGGGGCAAAAAACTGCCCCGGCATCTGTTCACATTTAAAGGGGTGGGTGAGTGACGCCCCGTAATTCGCGGCCAGTGTATCCTCCCTGCGCTATGCCGCGACGCACTGGCGGGGGCTTCGGCTCCCGTCTTTTTTGAAAGCATCAATATGGAAAAGTTAAAGGTCTTAGACCTATTTAGTGGCATAGGCGGGTTTAGCCTTGGCCTTGAGCGCACGGGCGGATTTGAAACCGTAGCATTTTGTGAAATCGAGCCATTCCCCCGCAAGGTTTTGGCTAAACATTGGCCGGAGGTTCATTGCTATCATGACGTTACAAAACTCACAGGCGACATTCTGGCAAGAGACGGAATTGCCGTTGATGTCATCACGGGCGGCTTCCCATGCCAAGACCTTAGTACAGCAGGAAAACAGCGCGGAATGGGCGAAGGCACCCGAAGCGGATTGTGGTCCGAAATCGTCCGACTTATTTGCGAGTTACGACCACGCTACGTCATCGTGGAGAACGTCGCAGCTTTGCTTAGTGGCCCTAGCGACCAACGTGGCGGATGGTTTGGCCGAGTTCTCGGAGACTTGGCCGAGTGCGGGTATGATGCGGAATGGGAAAACATACCGGCGGCAGCTTTGGGCGCTCCCCATCGTCGCGAAAGGGTCTGGATTGTGGCCTACCCCGCGCAAGTGCAGCGCAATGGCGGCAAACTACACGCCGGAAAGCGTATGGGCCAGCAACAGGGACGCGTGGGCGGGAAATTTGGAAATTCACGTTTTCAGGCAGATGTGGCCGACGCCAACCAAGCGGGATTACAAGGGCGGGCGCAAGCCGGAAACGTTGGCGGCATCCGGTCTGGGGGCAACCAACTCTTTGAGCGATGCGCTGACTTCCCAAGGGCAGCATGGAGCGCTGAACCCAACGTGGGTAGAGTGGCTAATGGGGTTCCCGACAGGTCACACCGACTTGCAGCACTTGGAAACGCCGTAGTCCCACAAATCCCCGAACTCATAGGCCGCGCAATTCTTGCCGCAGAGGCCAAACCCTAACGCAATCCCCACAGCCGTTTCACCTCAACCTCAACCCGTGGCTTTATCGCTGCGGGTATTTTTACAAGCATGGCCCGCCGGGTTCCGATGTCTGGCGCGTCGACGATAGCTTTCGCCGCCTCATATATCGGCAGTTGCGCCCATGATCGAATAGCATCGGGCGCATCATCCCAAGCAGCGCGGCCCGCTATCAGGTCGTCTAGCTGTTCGCTTGGCCGTGTGACCTCTGGAGTTGACTTATACCCCACAGCGGCCGCCTACAGCCGCATAGACCTGCGCAAGATAATCAACGTCCAACCCGTACCGCGCCCGCCAAGCATTCTTGGCATTGTGGTAGCCGTGCTGCCCTCGGTGGCATTCGGTGCAAAGCGGAATGACCCGCCAGTTATTGCGGGCCGCTCCATCATCTTTTACGTGGTGGGCTTCACTCGGGCCATCCTTACCGCAGCATACGCACGCCATGGCCTTAACGCGGCCCATATGGGCTATGCTGTCGGCGCAATCGGTTGTTGCCGCATAGGCTTGGCGCTTCTTGGATCGCGGCGAGATTGGCTTGCGCTCTTTCGGCCCGCGCTTGCCCGTCTTTTGGCCAAGCGGGCCGCGACCTGCAAAATCTGTCATATGTCATCCACATTGATACCCAGTTCAGCCGCGATAAGCTGCGCCGCCTTTTCATGGTATTCGTTAAATTGCGCCTGCGTCATTTTGTCAAATCCAGTGCTGTCGATGGTCATCCCGACAACATCGCCTTTGGGGCCAAATATCGGCGACACATACCCAAGACGCAGTTTCAACCAGTCGTGCATCTTTTGGCTATTCGGCCATATGTCTGTAGCTTTGACAATGCGTCCGAGTTGCACCCAGTAAAAAGCGTTATGCGCCCCTGATCGTTTTGACCGTGGCACAAGATCAAATTCAGTTCCGTCTGGCAACTCGCCCAGCAACTCAGCATCCCAAGCCGATACCGGGGACAACTGCCCCCGGCTCATTCGCGCAATGGCAACGGGCTTTTTAGCCACTAGAAGGCCTCTTTTTCTTGCCACACGTTAAGCCCATCCGCGCCCGGATCCGGCTTGTGGTTTTTCTGCGCCCAGGCGTCAACAAATGCGGTTATATCGTCTTTGTGGTACTTGGCAATCCAATGCAGTAATGCGCGGTGATCTGTCACCTCATAGCGCGTCACCGTGCGCATCCCTAATACTTTATCCTTAGATGCGGCGTTTGCCTTGCGCTGTGCTGCCTCTGCCTCGGCCATTGCGGCGGCGGCGGCGCGTTGCTGCTCAATATCGGCGGTGTTGACTGCCCGTGCAGCTTCCTGCGCTTTGCGGGTGGCTTCCCATGCCTCTGCCTGTGCTTTGCGTGTGGCCTCGGCCTTTTCATCCGCCAGCTTGGTCTTGAACGGGGAAACGCAGGCGACAAGCGCGGATTGCATCATATCGGCGTCATCGGTGTAGACCTTGACGGCGGCAACCTCGGCCTTCCATGCTTTGTGCAGCGGGTCGGTTTGCTCTTTGCCCGCCTTTGTCAGTTCGGCGCGGTAGGTTTTCATTCCCTTGATCAGCTTGTCAACTTCAAGCATTTGCGCTTCGGTCTCTACTTTTTGACCATCGGCCCAATTTGCAGTCTCGCAAATCAAGTTGTCATGATGCGCCACCACCGTTTCAATCGGGGTTGGTGGGGCGTTATCACCTGTCACGGCGCGGGGGTTTTCGGTTTGGGTGTTCATTGGTGCTATCCTCTAGTACGGTATGGAATCCCCGCCAAGGTCGGCGGGCGCTGCGATTTGTTCGGCTGTATTGGCAAGCGTCAATTCGTGCTTGCGCTTGTCTTTGGCCGCGATGACTGACGGCGCTAAAGCAATGTCGCGCGGGATATTTGACCATAACCGCTGCAAGTGGGCCATATCATCAGCGCCGCCCAGGTATGAACATGCCTGCGCAATTGCATCACTAGACACGGCGGCGGGCGCGGGCTTGCGTTGCTCTTGGCGCGGTTCAACCATCGGCGCGGCCTTCACTGCTGCGTTGCCGTCGTCGTCTTCCGGCGCAATCCCCGACATGCTCATAAGCCCATAACGGCGGGCATATGTTACCGCCGAGCCATAACCCTGCATATCATTCTTGGCGACGATCAGCGGAACGCGGCACTCTGCGCTTTCCCCGCTTTCGCCATGCACCAGAATAGTTTTGACATAGCGCCCTGTTTCATCATCAAACGGCGGTTGCAATACAGCGATACCATGCCGCGACAATGAAGGCATACAGGCATCGCAAACGCTGGCAAGGTCGGCGTATTTCGTTTTGAAGTGCGGATTGTTGGCGTCTTTTAGCGCCTTACCCATTTCAGACTGTGCCGCAGCAAGGGCGGAATATAGCCCCTTATGTGTCGGCTTTGCATCGGCTTTATCGGTCATTGTTTCCATCCTCGTTGCGTTGATTATGGCCCACCATACGCGACAAAAACGCGCCTTGCAAGCAATAAAAAGGCTTGCCATTCCCCTATATAAATGCAATGTTTGGGCCTTGGATTGTACCAAACGGGGGCCGAAATGATACGCTGGATTATACAAGCACTGCGCAAAATGCCAGCCGTTTCGGTGCAAGCCCGCATCCATCGCCGCGCTGAACGGGTCTGCAATCGCAAGCCGGGTGACGTGGCAAAATACATCGCAACGCATGAAATATTGAGGAAACACAAATGACAGACAAAACAACAGACGCGGAATTGCTGGCATTCATTGAACGCTTTGAGCGCGTTGATGCTGAAAAGGCTGACCTAGCCGACACCGCGAAAGAGCTTGCCGCAGAGGCTAAGGGTCGCGGGTTTGATGTAAAGGTATTGCGCAAGGTTGTGGCGCTGCGCAAACGGACGCGGGACGATATCGCAGAGGAAGAGGCGCTGCTTGATCTGTATCGCCGTGCTGGTGGCGTGTAGCGTGGCCGCATTAACCGTATCATTCCCATGGCCGCATAAAGACCTTTCGCCCAACGCGCGAAAGCACTGGCGTCAGGTGGCACAGCGAAAGAAGGCATATCGCCACGGATGCGCATGGGAGGCACAGCAAGCATTTAACGAGGCAGGCAGGCCAGTCATGCGGGGCGTGGTGGCAAAGGTCACGTTTCACCCGCCATGCGCCCGCAAGCGTGATCTGGACAACGCTATTGCAAGCATCAAGGCGGGGTTAGACGGTATCGCTGACGTGATTGGGGTGGATGACAGCAAGTGGGGCTTATCGCTCCAATGGGGCGAGCCTGTTAAGTTTGGGCGCGTGTCGGTAGAGTTTACGGCTGCGGAGGTGGTTATTCCATTGCGCGGCGTGATTAATGGAAATGAAGGGAAAGCATAATGCAGAAACTAACTATTGCAGGAAATTGCGGCAAAGACCCTGTTTTGCGCAACACGGGCAGCGGTGACGCCGTGCTTGGGTTCTCACTGGCGGTTGATAATGGAAAAGACGCCAGCGGCCAGAAGCGGGAAAGCACGTGGTACGACTGTAGCATATGGGGCAAGCGGGCTACATCGTTGCAATCCTACATCACCAAAGGCACAAAGCTGGTGCTGGTCGGCAGGCCAACCGTGCGCGTGCATGAAGGCAAGGCGTATCTTGGCATCAGCGTGGATGACCTAACGTTCATGGGCGGCGGTGAAAGCCGAGGAAATGGCGATGCAGGCGGGTATCAATCTGGCGGGGCGTCACCGGGCGATGGTGGCGGCGGGCGGTCTGATATGGATGATTCAGACCTGCCGTTCTGATCATGGCAGCGATTGAGGCTTTAACCAACGCCGTGCTTGGCTTTGGCGTATCATGGGCGGCCACGACCTTTGTGCTAGGGTATTCCCCGGCGCAAAGCGTTGCTGTGACATCCATGTTTTTTGTGCTTTCATTTGCGCGGTCGTATGTGCTGCGCAGGATATTCGCGGGGATGAAATGAGCATAAACCGAAGCCCCGCCGTTTGACTGGCGGGGCTTGATTGTTTGGCTTGGTCGGCCTATTGTGAGTGCATCCAATGCAAGGAACAGCATAGCGCGGGTGGTGCCGATATGCAAGACCTTGCCCAAATACGAGGGCAATATGAGTTTACCATATTTCAATTTATACCCAACGGACTTCGAGGCAAAAACCTCGCATTTGACGTTGGAAGAGGACGGCGCATATAACCGCCTATTGCGCCTGTGCTGGATGTCGCCGGGGTGTAGCTTGCCAGACGATGACGCTTGGATCATGCGCCGCATGCGCTGCGATCAAGACACATTCAATCGCGTTGTGTCAGTTGTGCTTGATGAGTTTTTTACGCGGTCAAATGGGCGCGTTAGCAATGCTAGGATGACAAAAGAATTTGCATCATCTAGCGCAGCACATTCCAAGCGCGTTTTGGCTGGAAGTAAGGGCGGCGCAGCTAAGTCATTGAAATCTATTGCGGCCGCACCTAGCAATGCTAAAGCAATGCCCAAGCAACCAGAACCAGAACCAGAACCAGAACCAGATATAAAAGAAAAGGAAGCTATCGCTTCCCCAAAAAAACAAACCCGAAAAATAAAGTTGCCTGATGATTGGGTTCCAAGCGAACGAAATTATCAAGACGCAACAGATCGCCAATTCTCAGCAAAGGAAATAAACGATGAAGCCGACAAATTCCGCGACTGGCACCATTCCAAGGGAACAACATTCGCCAACTGGGATGCAGGGTGGCGAACATGGCTTGGCAACGCGCGGAAGTATTCAGCCGGTCGCACTTCCAACGCCCACGCCACAAGCCAAGCAATTGCTTTTGCCGGGGTCGCGGGCCGGTCGCCTTCTGAAGATTGTTTCTAACGCGATTAAATTGCGACTAAGCGCTAAAAATGCGTTTACATCATCCCCGCAATGTGCGAATAATTACAAGCGCGGCTAGGTTGGCCAACCGAACGCTAGTCCTCCCCTAGCTGCCGCGCACAACAAGGGAGACGCCAAGGAGGGCGATATGAGTTTGCAGGAATATCGGGAATACATTGCATCTAGGTCGGTGGATGTTCAGTATCGCGGGTTTACCCCAAAGCCTATCAACGCGCTTGCTAAAGTTCACCAGACGCGGGCGCTAGAGTTTGCTATGAACTCTGGGCAGTCAGCATCTTTCTTGGATACGGGGCTTGGCAAGTCGTTCATCGAACTTGAATTTGCCCGTCAATGCGTTGAAGAAACAGGTAAGCCGTCATTGATTTTGACGCCGTTGGCTGTTGCTGGTCAGATGATCAGAGAGGCCAACAAATTTAATATTGACGCGCGACAGATCAAAGAAAATGCAGATATTGGCGGCGGCGTCATGGTCATGAACTATGACCGGTTGGCCAAAATTGATACGTCTGTTTTCGGCGCTGTAATTTTGGATGAAAGCAGTATCCTGAAGTCGTTTGCTGGCAAAACGCGCATGATGCTGATGGAAGCGTTTAAACATACGCCATTCAAACTTGCGGCGACTGCAACCCCGTCGCCCAATGACCATATGGAACTTGGAAACCATGCTGAGTTTTTGGGGGTCATGCGTCAGCAGGAAATGCTTTCGAAGTGGTTTATTAACGACACGTCTACAGCATCGCAGGACTGGCGTTTGAAGGGCCATGCGGTCGAAGACTTCTGGCAATGGGTGGCAAGCTGGAGCCGGTGCGCGACACTTCCAAGCGATCTTGGCGGTGATGATGAAGGTTATGTTTTGCCTGATGTTGTGCGGACACTGCACACGGTAGACGCTGACAGGTCAACAAATTCAGAAGGCATGTTGTTTCGTATTCCCGAATTGTCAGCAACGTCTTTCCATGCCGAAAAGAGGCTAACTATGTCGGACAGGGTGGCCAAGGCTTCGGAACTTGCAACACATGGCGAGCCTGTAACTGTGTGGTGTGAAAGCAATGAAGAAAGCAAGTTGCTCGCCAAGATGATACCTGACGCGCGTGAGGTTCGCGGCGATATGACGCCAGATCAAAAAGAAGAACTGTTGCTTGGGTTCGTTGATGGTGATTTTCGCGTGATTGTCACCAAGCCCAAAATCGCTGGATTTGGTGTAAACTGGCAGCACTGCGCTCATGCTGTTTTTGCGTCTATCAGCTATAGCTATGAGCAGCATTACCAGGCTGTGAGGCGGTCGCATCGGTTTGGGCAAAAGCAACAGGTCGTGAATGATATTGTTGTTGCTGATACTGAATTGGCGATATGGAATGTGATAAATGAAAAGGGCGCAAAGCATGAGGAAATGAAACGTCGAATGGCTGTTGCTATGAAGTCGGCGCAGTCTCAATCTAAAACACGCGTTAAATATGACCGTCCAGTTGAATTAGCCTTTCCATCATGGCTTAAATCGGAGAATGCAGCATGAAACAACCAGAATTTAGCGGGGCCGGGTGGGCTTTGCACAACTCGGATTGCATCGAGGGCATGCACGCAATGCCTGAAAACAGCGTTGATCTGACGATCTTTTCTCCGCCATTTGGTGACTTGTTCGTTTACAGCGATAGCGAGCGTGATCTTGGCAATGCGGGCACTGGCCAAAAGTTTATCAACCAATACAAGTTTTTTGCTGATGCTCTAACGCGGGTAATGAAGCCGGGGCGAATTGCATGCGTGCATTGCACTGATTTGCCGATGCGCAAGGGCCGCGACGGGGCTATTGGATTGCAAGACTTTAGCGGCGACTTAATCAAGGCTCATACGGCGGCGGGGCTTATTTATCATGGCCGCGCCACCATTTGGAAAGACCCTGTAGTTGAGATGCAACGGACAAAGGCGCTTGGTCTGTTGTATAAGCAGATCCGCAAAGACAGCGCTATGAACCGTGTTGGGATGCCTGATTATATGCTGTTTTTTCGCAAGGACGGCGATAATCCAGACAGGATTGAACACTCTGCGCCGGGCGACATTAAGGCGGCGCTACCAATTGCGCGGAAATGGATGGAACACATGCGCAAGCAAGGTCTATGCGCGACTGTTCCAAATGATGAATTGCTTGTTGAGTTGATCAAGCATGCAGAGTTTGACGTTTACGAATGGCAAAAGCTGGCAAGTCCTGTCTGGATGAATATTAATCAGGGCAATGTTTTGAATGGATACCGCGCGGCCAAGGGGCAGCATGACGAGCGCCACGTATGCCCATTGCAGCTTGATACGATTGAGAACTGTTTGCGGCTTTATAGCAAGCCGGGGGATGTGGTTATGGACCCATTTAACGGGATTGGCAGCACGGGGTTCCAGGCTGTTAAAATGTTCCGCAAATATATCGGGTTTGAGTTGAAGCCGGAATATGCTGCGCAGGCTAACAAGAACCTAAAAGACGCAGAGACTACGGCGGGTGACTTGTTCGGGGCGGCGGCGTAATGCAAAATGAACTTGAGTGGGTTGGGGTATCGGTCCCCAACTCGCGCGGGATATTCCGCCGCGCATGCCCATGGTGCAGCCATACGCGGAAAAAAAAGCGCGAGAAGTGTTTGAAAGTGATTGTTCGGAAGTCATCTGCGACAATGCAGTGCTATCATTGCAAGATTGAGAAGGATATTTCCGCATGATCAAGGCATCAACAGAGATACAGCATCGGGCGGAACTTCCGACACCATCGCCACGGGTAGCGCAATCGCTTTCGCCGGAACAGCTCGCCGCGCACCGTCAGAGGATTGCTTTTGACGTCGAGGTCGTCTTGTCGGGATACTGGCAATCATTTCCACCAGCGGCGATTAAAGCGGGCATCTTGGCCGATTGGTGCGATGCGCTGGAGGACTGGACGCCGGAGCAAATCCTCTATGCGCTGCGCAAATGGCGCAATGACTTTCCCGACAAGCGCCCCAACCCCGGCCACATTGTCGGCATGATGAAAGACCTTCGGGGCCGCAGGCTTGCTAAGACGATTGCGCCAGCGGCAGAGCCTGAAGCTGCCCCGCGCATTAGCAAGGAAGCCGCTGCGGACATCATGGCGGCGCATGGTTTTCGGCCCAAGACATTTATCGATTAACGCGCTAAATAGTTGTTGCAAGCTGCATGCGATTGTGAAAATGTAGTTGAATATTGCAACCATTAACGCACCGGAGTTTGACCAATGACAGAACACAATCAACCATCGCCAAGCCGCAAGGGGGGCGCAGAATGATCGAGGCACCGGAAACGATTTGGATACAGACCAATTACATCAAAGATTGCTGCGATTTGGAAAACTGGGACACAAAGCCGGACGCCAACGAAATGGACTATTTCACCGGATACCGCCGCGAAGACCTTGCCCCCACGCTATCCGCCGCGATGGAATTGCCAGAGGTGCGGGCGCTGGTGGAGGCGGCTATCAAAATACGGCAACGGTGCGGGCCTATGGCGGCGGATGGAAAGCAGTTTGACGCCGCCATTGCCCAACTCAAGGAGGCCAAGCCATGAAACCCAGCATTGCCCAGATCATCGCAGCCGTTGCCGAGGCGTTCCATATCCGGCCTGCTGACATTACGGAGCCGGACCGCAGCGCAAGAGCATCGCACCCGCGCTTTATTGCCTACGCAATCGCCCATGACGCAGGGCATTCATACCCACAGATCGGGCGCTTCATTGGGCGGCGCGACCATTCCACAGTCATTAGCGGCGCAAAGCGGGCCAAGGCAATCGCAAGAAAACGGCCAGACTATGCCGAGACATTCAAAGCGCTGCGCAAGTCATTGCTGGGGGCCCGACCAAAGACGCCGTATCGTGACTGGCAATTCAAAAGCATTCGGAGCGCATCATGACACGTACTCAAATCGAATGGCGCGTAAGGCGCAATCACAGCAAAGGCGGGGCGCTTATGGGCAACCTATCGCAAGCCATTGTCACGCTGGAAGCTGAATGCCCCGGCGCAGGTCATTGGATTATGGACCAAGTGCCCGAAGGCGCGACGATGGCAGAGTTTGTCAAATCCATGATGATCGACGCCTATTTTGACGCGCAAGACACAGCAAAGGACGCAGCACAATGACCGACCAAGAGCAAGCAATCGCCGCCGATGTATCAGCACGCTATGGCCTGCCCGTCATGGCAGGAGCCGTCAAGCAATGCCCGCCGCATACGTACACCTGGCAGGTAAGCGGCGAACTGGACCGCGCCCCACGGCCACGGGAACGCATGGAATTGTTTTATGCCCAACGCGCCCATGCAAACCGGTTGGCCAAAGCTGACGGGCCTAAGAAAATCAAACAGCCTGGCGACTATGACCATATTGACCGGATATGCGCCCAAATGTTTGCCGATGGTCACGGCACCACGGTCATAGGCCGCGCAGTCAGCCGCGACCCCGCAACAGTACGCACCCGCCTTGATTTGATGGGTCTGCGCAAAGCACAGGAGCAAAGCCAATGAGTGACATTTTCAGCGACGAAATCTTGACCGCACCACCGCGCCAAATTCAACGCACGGTCACGGGCTTCATAGCCCATACACCACGGCAAGCAATCAAGCTGCGCGATGATATGGCGGAATTTGCGGTGCGTGAAAACCGAGCGCTTGGCAGCAGTTCCGGCCACGATGCCCGCCGCTATGAAAACCACGGCAAAACCTCACAGCAAATCGGCGCATCGACCGACCAACGCATTTTGGATGCGGTCGCAGAATTTGGCGTCACGACATCGGTAGCCGTGGCAACGCGCATTGGTATGAACCAGAACAACACGTCATTGCGCATGAGCCGGTTATTCAACGCGGGCAGGCTCAAACGCAGCCGCAGGGCGGGCAGTGGCATATGCTGGCTGTACAGAGTGGCCCAGCCCACGCAATCGCGCTCTACGGGCGAAAATGTGGGGGTAACTGAATACCGAAACGAGGTGCAAGCATGACCGACACCACACGCGACACAGTAGAGCGCACACTACGCCTAGCCGTAACAAACCGGCATATCACGCCCGCGATTGAGGCTTTGACGCTGGCGATATTGGCCGAACGGGACGAGATGCAAGCCGATGTAGCGTGGCTAAGGGATGGGGTGCGCGATATTGCCGAACGCATACACCGCAACGGGCCAGTCGGAACAACCGCGCAAACTGTCGCAAAATCCATACAGGAGCCAACCCCATTACCCCAAACAAACGCCACCGCACCAAAATAGCGCTTGCAAACATTGCGGTATGGCTGCAAAATAGCGCAATACGTTCGCATGACCCACGGCGTTAAGTGGGCGCTAAGTCGGAAAGAGGCGCGGGGTGCATATTCATTCTTACCGCAATCACCGTCACCGTGGGCTATGGGGGTTCGCACATTGACCCGTAGGCCCACGGAACAACCGCAACACAAAGGACGCAACACAATGAAAACCACACTCACAGCACTAGCATTCGCAATCATTGCAACAACGGCTAACGCATTCACGGCGGAACAAGTAGAAAACTGCACGGCAATCGGAGATCTTGCGCAAACCATAATGGACAAACGGCAGGAGGGCATTAGCATTTCAAAACTGCTGACAGTCAGCGACAACGAGTTTGTGCAATCAATGGTATTAGCTGCATTTTCCAAGCCCCTAATGAGCTATGAGGCAAACAAGGCCGATCAATCAAAGCGCTTTCGTGAGGCATACGAAACAGCGTGCTATCGGTACATCGGTGAACCAGCGTGACAAGCGCCTGGTTTTATTTTGCATCGCGTTACGATTTACCTTGATTGATGCCATGTTTCGCGTTACATTGATTTACAGGGAGGCGATACACGCTAACCGCCAAATCAAAGGAATACGGAAATGACACAGTTTAATGAATCCGCAGAAGCTGAAGTATTCATCGCTAGCGCAGACTCACGCGAAACGTCTAAAGTTGTAATGATTGCTATTGCTTTTTTTGCCCGCGATATCGCCGAAGCAGAATCTCTTTGGGATGGTAGCGCGATTGGTGTTGTTGCAAGCATCTCTGACGTTTGGGAAAATGCCACAAGCAACGGTGCTCGCGATGATGCAGAAATCATGTGGGGCGGGCGGTCATTGGCGGAAATCATGGCGGAAAACGCATGACCCCGCATCGCATTACAAAAAAGCGGACCCTTGAAAAAGCAGGGTTCGCGCATGTCGCTGGGTGGTTGCCAAAAGACCAAGCCGCCGAAATCATGGAACAGATCAAGGCCGCGATGGCCGATGTTGAGAAAGCCGCACAAAATGACCGCATCTAACTTCCGTTTCAAAAAAGCAGATATTGGCGTCTTTCAGCAGGACGGCGCAGATAGCGCAACACATGGATTTGCCAAGGGGTGCCACATAATCGGCCTGACAATGGGCCAGTTTAGCTTGATTGATATGATCCATTCCATCCTGAAAAAAACAGGTCCAGCAGATTTGTACATTGCCACATGGTCAGCAGGTATCAAGGACGCGCATCAGGTGCGTTGGATGCTTGATAGCGACCTTATTCGCGGCGTGCGCCTGTTGACAGATCATAGCTATGTTAACCGCCAAGCAAAATACGCCATGGCAATCGAAGACCTATTTGGGAAAGAAAATATCCGGTCTAGCGAAATGCACGCTAAATTCGTGGTTATCAAAAACGAGCAGTTCAGCGTCACAATCCTGTCGAGTATGAACCTAAACGCCAACCGTACTTGCGAGACATTCACAATATACGAGGATTGTGATATAACTGATTTTTACTTGCGGTTTATCAATCATCATTTTGATAACATGCAGGATGGATGGGAACGCAGTTCGTCTGTAGTTCGAGAGTGTGCCGAGGCGTTCTTTTCCAAGCAGGAATTGGAAGGGCCAAAGCCAAAGGCGACATACGCGCCGCGCCATTGGTCGGATAATTAGGGGATATAAAAGCCATGGCCCATAAGCCAACAAATGAATTGAGGGCGCAGGTTTTCGCGCTTTCATCGTTCGGAGTGAATCAAGACGAGATTAGCGCATTTCTAAGCGTGTCCGATGATACGCTTCGCAAATATTACGCCGATGAATTGACCAAGGCCAAGACTGAGCGAAACGCTGAAGTAGCCAGCTTTCTGTATAGGTCGGCATCCGGCGCGTCCATTGCAGAGGGTGCGAGCTATAGCGATTGCCTCAAGGCGGCTATGTTCTGGATGAAGACGCGGGCGCAATGGCGCGAGACAAATAATCTTGAACATACTGGCGGCATTGCTTTGACCGTTACACAAGATGATGCTGAACTGTGACTGTTGCGGTCCTAACCCCAAAGCAGAAAGAGGCTAACCGCCTTCTATCATCATCGGCGCGAAATATTATGCTGCGCGGCGGGTCGCGATCTGGCAAGACATTCATCCTTATCAGGGCAATAATCCAGAGGGCTATAAATGCCCCTGCATCGCGCCATGCTATATTCCGGTTCAGGTTCAACCATGCAAAGACATCGGTATGGGCCGATACTCTGCCAAAGGTTCTAAAGTTGTGTTTCCCTAGTGCATCGGTTCGGTTTGATAAGACAGATTTTTACGTTGAATTAGCGAATGGGTCGCAAGTTTGGATTGCAGGTCTTGATGACAAGGATCGAGTTGAGAAAATCCTAGGGGCGGAATACGCAACTCTGTATTTTAACGAGAGCAGCCAGATACCTTGGGGATCTGTTGAAACAGCTATGAGCCGACTTGCACAGAAATGTGAACTTGCGCCAGAGATACAAGCGGCAACTGGCAAAACCCATTTATCGCTCAAGGCTTATTTCGACTGCAACCCGCCGTCTAAACTGCATTGGTCATATCAAATGTTTCGCTCCAAGATGAAGCCCGGAACAAAGGAGGCATTGGCCAAGCCTGACGATTATGCGGAGATGCGGGTTAACCCGTCTGACAATGCGGACAACCTACCTGCGGAATATTTTGATGTACTCGCAAGCATGTCATCGGCCAAGCGCCTGCGATTTGAGGCCGGAGAGTGGGCCAGTGAGGTAAGCGGGGCGCTATGGTCACAAGAGGATCGCAAGGCGCAAGACGGCAAACTAATGCCGGGTATTGATAGCCTTCGCGTTGCCGAGTTGCCGGAAATGGTTCGAGTGGTTGTGTCTGTTGACCCGTCTGGCACGCGCGGGGATGGTGGCGGCGATGATATTGGTATTGTTGCGGTTGGTCTTGGGGTGGATGGTCACGGGTATGTTCTGGAAGATGCTACCTGCCAAATGTCGCCTGAGGGATGGGGACGGCGGGCCGTTGAGGTATACCACCGCCACAACGCTGACAGGATTCTAGGAGAGCGCAACTATGGCGGAGATATGGTGCGGTTTACTGTTGCCACGGCAGATAGCAAAGCAGCCTACAAGGAGGTATCAGCAAGCCGTGGCAAGCATGTTCGGGCCGAGCCTATCAGTGCGCTATATGAGCAGGGCAAAGTCCATCACGTTGGCAACTTTCCAGACCTAGAGGATCAGATGTGCAACTTTACCGCATCGGGCTACATCGGAGACGGCTCGCCTGATAGGGCTGACGCGCTAGTGTGGGCATTGACCGAGCTTATGCTTGGAAATCGTTCTGCACCCCGTATTCGCGCCCTTTGATGATTTGGCTAACCGCGCAATAGTCTCCCTATAGCCTTTTCGAATGTTATAATGTAACATAGCGTAAACGATACAAGGGCCATTGCATGAAATTCCCGCGCGTATTTGGACGATCTGAACAAAAGGCCAGTGCAACGGGCGCGGCTTTGATTATGACGCCGGGGCAGGCGGTTTGGTCTGGCCGCGATTATAAGGCATTTGCAGACGAGGCGTATAGGCGCAACGTGGTGGCATATCAGGCCGTCAATCGCATTGCGGACGCCGTGGCCTCTGCCCGCTGGACGCTGTGGCGCGGCGAGACGGAAATAGTTGACCACGAAATTTTGCGGTTGATAGCGCGGCCTAATCCGGGGCAATCCGGTGCGCAGTATATCCAAGCCAAGGTTGGCTATTTGATGCTGTCGGGCAATGGCTACGAGGAGCGCGTGAAGGTTGGCAATTCTGTTCGCGAATTGTACCAGCTAAGGCCAGACCGCATGAAGGTTATCCCCGGCGCTAATGGGTTCCCGCGCGGGTACACATACGAGGTAGGCGGGCGAAAGGTCACATTCGACGCGGATGAGGCAACACAGGATTGCGATTTGCGGCACATCCGCATGTTTAATCCTTTAGACGATTGGTATGGGCTTTCCCCGGTTGAGGCCACCGCCTATTCAGTCGATCAGCACAACGAAACCATGAAGTGGATGCAAGCGTTGCTGCAAAACAGTGCCAGGCCGTCCGGTGCTATGGTCATGGGCAACGGCGAAACGCTATCGGATGAGGCGTTTAACCGCCTAAAAGCACAGATTGATGAGCAATATTCAGGGTCACGCAACGCGGGCAGGCCGATGATGCTAGAGGGTGGCCTTGATTGGAAGCCCATGGGCCTAAGCCCGACAGATATGGGCATCATTGAGGCTAAGAACGCCGCCGCTCGGGACATTGCTCTAGGCTTTGGCGTGCCGCCTCAATTGCTAGGCATCCCCGGCGATAACACCTATTCCAACTACGCCGAGGCGCGGCTTGCGTTTTGGGAAGATACCGTATCCCCGCTATTGGATTGGATTGCATCGGATTGGTCGGAATGGCTGACCGGCGGCGAATTGCAAATCAAGCCCGATATGGATCAGATCCCAGCAATTGTTGAAAAGCGGCAGACGCTTTGGGATATGGCTGACAAGGCAACTGATTTAACAATCAACGAGCGCCGCGAATTGAAGGGCTATAAGCCGATTGATGGGGGCGATGCGCTGTTGGTCAATTCGTCGCAGATCAGCCTTGATATGGCAACTGAGCCGCTACCAGCGCCGCCGCCTGTTGTTGTGCCGCCTGAATTAACGCCGGATGATGTTAAGAGCTGGATATATGGGACGGGCCGTTAATGGTTCGCAGGCTGATTGATCAAAGCCCGCGCAGGGAGCAACGGCGTCAGGTGATATTGTTGGACCGTCTTGAGGTTGGGTTTCGCAATCGCATCAAGGCGGAGTTATCGCGGGCCATGCTTGATATGGTGCTGGTCTATGAGCATACGGGCGAGGTTCCACCAGCACGCGACCATGTGGACCGCCTAACCGCAATGTATCAGGCCATGGCGATTGCAACCATGACCGTATTTGGCGGGCGTGTTGTGCAGCAAGGCAAATCGTCGGGGCAGGTTTTCGAAACCAAGGGATTTGCCGAGACAATGGCGCGTATCGCTCTTGGCTACATCGCGGGCGAATTATTGCGCCGCCGCATTACGAACGTAGCGGAAACCACACGGCAACAGATCGTCAATGCGGTTGACCGTGGGTATCAGGATGGGCTGGGGCAATTCGGTGTTGCAAAGCTGGTGCGCGAGGCCGTGCCGTCTATGTCTACATTCAGATCAGCATTGATTGCACGAACCGAAACGCACGGCGCGGCGAATTACGGGGCGTTTGCGGCGGCGGATGAAACTGGCCTATTGTTAGACAAGGAATGGATCAGCGCCGAGGATGAACGCACGCGCGAGGATCACGCCTTAGCCAATGGGCAGATAGTCGGCAAAGACGAGGCGTTTGACGTAGGCGGTGAGGCTATGATGTATCCCGGCGATCCTGCTGGCAGCGCGGCGAATGTCGTAAACTGTCGATGCGCGTTGGGCTGGGTTGTTAGGGATAGCATTCAGGCGGCAACATCGCCAATAGAGGCGCAGGCGGTTCATGGTGCGCAATTTACATATCAGGAGTTTAAGCCGTCAAAAAACATAAAAGAGGCCACCGCAAGAATGACGGGTACCGTAGCCGATAGGGTCGATTTGCCGCCCGGCGCAAAGGTTCAGATGGTTAACGAGACACATTCGGCAATGCTGGAAGTACAGGAGAGATTTGCGCTTGGGCCTGCTGCATTTGTCGGAAACCATAAAAAGGCGGGGCCGCGATATAGTTGGAACAGTTCGGCTGCTGCCGCGTTTGATATGAAGCGTGACTATTACCTTGGCGCAGCAAAGGCGTTTAATTACGATATGCTTGATGCAGGAATTGAGGTTTCACATGCAACAAAGGGGACGCATTACAAAGCCGCGACAAAGGTATTGGCTGAACGTGGCGTGCATTTTGGCGATGATTTTGTAAGCATATTTGCAAAAATGGACCCATCGGAATACAAGTGGGCCATTCCAAATACACCGAAAGACATAGCGTTTCACGAACTTGGACACCGACTGCACTCCAAGGTGATGCCGGAGATTAGCGGAATTTTCCCGAATGGCACATTTGCGCCTCAGTGGGGGCTGCTCATAAGCCGATACGCACAAACATCAACGGAAGAATTGGTCGCGGAAAGCTTTGCGCTATACATGCAAGGCAATAAATCCCAATTTTTCCGCATATATCCGCCGTTGTTGCGGCTATTCGAACGCATGGACAAAAAGGCGAAATAAATGGAATTACTTGATAAAGCCCAAGATATTGCACGCACAAGACCGTTGCTAAAAAATGCAGAGGATGAAATTTCAAAGTTGCGCGATTCCGCTGGCGGTGCGGAGCGTGAATTGATCGGGCAATTATTCGAGGCAATGATTGTGGCTAGGTCACTTGGGTTGTGAGGGAGTAGCAGATGCAAGATGGTATAGCCATTGTCTCTATGTTATGTTATAACGTAACAAACCTATGCGGGGCAAAAGCATGATCGAACACAAGCAGGCCGCTTTCGAGTTGAAAAAAGAACCGGACGCGGATGGCGAGTTCGAGGGCTATGCGTCGGTTTTTGGCATTGTTGACCAAGGGCTTGACGTGGTCGAACGTGGGGCTTTTACCAAGTCGCTAGGGTCAGGGCGCAAGGTCAAGTTGCTTTGGCAACATGATACAAGCAAGGTGATCGGCGTGCTGGACGTCTTGAGTGAGGACGAGCGCGGCTTGTTTTTCAAGGGGCGTTTGCTGAAGGGCATTAAGCTGGCCGAGGAGGCTATGGTAATGCTTCGGGCCGGTGCCATTGATGGTATTTCAATCGGCTATCGCACGGTTGAAGCGGTGCAGGAAGGCGGCGGGCGCATTCGGAAGTTGCTTGAGGTTGAATTGTACGAAATCAGCCTTGTGACGTTCCCGATGAATGAAGCTGCAAAGGTTACAGGCGTGAAGTCAGATGACGGCGCGTTTGACATTCGGAAATTGGAAGCCGCGCTACGCGACGTATGCGGACTTTCGCAGAAGGAGGCCAAGGCATTGCTTGCCGATGGCTTCAAAGGCCTAAAGGTGACACGCGACGTGGGTGCTGATGAAGGCGATGAACGGGCCAAAGCCCTATTGCAATCACTGAACAAATTGA